TATCACAAAAATAGTTATTGAGGCGGAACACGGAATCTATTCCGGTTCCGTCTCTGAGCTTGGCGACAATGCCGGTCGTTTCACTTGGGACAATTGCCTCCGGGATTTTAACATTTGGTTGGAATTAACTGATGACGAAATATCGGAAGCCAGGGACCATTTCGCTGAATACGGAGCCTGGGATAGAAAAGAAATTGACGCCTGGTCTCGGGAGGAAGTTTCGGCGCTGGTATTTCAGGAGATTAATGCCTGTATCCGTGAGCTTAAGGAATTCATTGATGACGATGGGGAATACGATTTGCCCGCCATTTTTGAAGCTTTTGAGTTAGGCCGCATCTCGGGTCGCGTCTCGTTTACTGAAGATGAAGAACCGGAATGGTTCTTCTACATGGGGCTCTAATCATCACAGCCAGGGCAATCGCCCTAGCTTTTTCTCGCCCTATCACCCGCCAATTCCTGACCAAGGGAGCCATTGATTTGAAACATGAAATCCTTGTTCATGGCTAATCCGGGGTTGGCGATTTGAGATTTGCAACCAAACCAACCAACGAAAAAACAGAAAAACATGAAAAAACAAAACGGCTACATAATACATTCAGATTCTTGGCGCATTGTGATTGCGACCATGTCTTCACAAAATCGTAAAACGGGAAACATGATTCAAACATGGATTCTGAACCGGCGGGAAAATCCCGTTGAATCTCTGGCGATAGGAACGGACGTCAGAGTTTGCGGCGATTGTCCACTGCGTGGAAATCGGGGAAAGGAGCGCGGTTGCTACGTAAATGTGGGTCAGGCCCCGCTTGGAATATGGAAATCATGGGAATCCGGGGGGTACCAGAAAGCTGAATCCGGCGACTATGGCGCCTTGTTTGGGGGGCGTGAAATCCGGTTCGGCGCCTATGGAGATCCCGTTCATATCCCGCTTTCCAAGCTCGCCGCAATGGCGGCGAGCTCTGCCGGATTTACCGGATACACCCACCAATGGCGCAACCCGGTTTTCAAGGGATACCGTCAATATTTAATGGCATCCGTTGAAAACGAGAGGGACGCCAAAAAAGCATGGCGGCGGGGATGGCGCACTTTCAGAATCGCGGAAACGGGAGCTGACGGAGAAATCGAATGCCCCAGCGCACGGGGCGTTGAATGCCGGGATTGTAAATTGTGCGCGGGGAATTCCCGCCCGGCGAAATCCATATTCATTCCCGCTCACGGGGTTGGCGCTAACTTCATTCAAAATTGATCATGCAGAACTACGTAGACAACCGGAAATGGACGCGTTTTCTTGGCAAATTGAACGGAAAGCGAATTCACAAATACGCCGTGCGAATCGATTTCAATGAGCGGGCGGCGTTAGGTTTGGACAATTTCCAGGGCAAAACGCAATGGATTTCCGTGACGAGTGATTGTCCCAAAAAGGCGGCACAATGGGTTTTAGACAAGCTGCCAGGGACACCGTGCGTTGAAGTTACTGTTTACGGCCCACGCGGAGGGGAGGCGGCGCGCCGTTTTCAGGGCTGGGATTCGGCGGTATGGTCGGCGATGGGCCAACGTAGGGATTCATGGCAGCCGGGATTCAAGGGGATTCTAGACTAACGTCAAAACGGCCGGGCTTTCGAGCCCGGCCGTTTTCTGCCATGAAAGCGCCTCTCTCGCGTTTTAAGACTCGCAAGGTGTCAGCATACCAGTAGAAAACCAAAACGCCTTAGAACGCGCCTCCGTTCGTCCGTCCGTCCGTCTCCCTATGGGCGCGGACGGACGGACAGTTTAATCAGACCTGGCCAGACCTAATCCGGGGGTTGCGCTTTGAAGCTTGCAACCAGTCCATGATCCAACTCATGACCTGTACCTTAATCCCCTGCTATGTCGGATACCAGCCGGAAGGGCGTAGCCCGGCAGGCTGGGGTATGTCGCCGGTTTTCATTAATCCTGGGGTTGCGCTTACAGCTTGCTCGCGCCCGCGTTATACTCGGACTAGTACCCGCTGGGATTCAAGCGAATTACAAAGCTCGCTTGGGCTCGCTTCGGGTTTCATTTAACTGCTCATGCGCCAGCCCTCGCCTTCGCTTGCGGGTGTTACGCGCTTTCTGGCCTGCGGCCGACGCGCCCGCGCTTAAGGTTGCTTTGGCTCGGGCTTAAACAGGGGATGAGGGGTACGGGGAGAAGGGTTCTGCGCCTCCCGCTGGTCGGATACTAATTCGGGGGTTGGCAAGTCGTCAAGGACTATTTTGGGGTGATCTGCGATTCTGGCCCAATTTTCGCAATGTTCCTTTTTGACCACCCCTGAAATCTGCTCGGCGGTGTAATCCTGGGGTATGCGGGCGAGTGTCACTTTCTATAACATTTCGTATTGACAGGCGAGTTGCCTGAGCGTAGAAGTTGACCCAATGAACGACTTCCCTTTAACAGTTCTCAGTCAGCTACGCTCTGAGGCGTCTTTTCAATAACTGGAAATGAGAACTGACGAACACCGCCTTCGCAACATCATGCAAACTGTCTATCTCGCCATGGTCGGGGGAGACTGGTTCACCCTTGAGGAGCTTTCAGAGCGGGTTGGCTATCCTGTTGCAAAACTCTCTGTTCTGCTGCGCTGGATGCAAAAGCCTGAGTATGGGGCGCATAACATAATTTCCCGCACCGGGCATGACCAAGATGGTCCTGTTCGGGAATACAAACTCGTAGAAAAACTGTTCTGATGAGAGTCCTGATTGGATGTGAAACAAGCGGAAAGGTGAGAGACGCATTCCTTGCCCGTGGGCATGAGGCTATGTCCTGTGACCTTCTCCCTACTGACGTTCCCGGTCCTCACTACCAAGGGGATGTCTTTGATGTCATCGACTACCCTTGGGACATCGCTATCTTCCACCCTGAATGCACGCATCTCTCAGTCTCTGGGGCACGGCACTTTGAGGCCAAGAAGGCTGACGGTCGGCAGCAGGCCGCCGTCAGCTTCTTCATGCGCCTTGTGCGGCGTTCTGAGCATATCTCAGGGCGTTGCTTTGAAAATCCGGTCAGCATCATGTCCTCGATGTGGCGCAAGCCCACGCAGATCATCCAACCCTAGATGTTTGGGCATGGCGAGACAAAGGCTACCTGTCTGTGGCTGGAGGGACTGTCTCTGCTAAAGCCCACCAACATCGTGGAAGGGCGGGAGGCGAGGATTCACAAGATGCCTCCGAGTGAGGACAGGTGGAAAAAGAGAAGCGAAACCTATACCGGCATAGCAGATGCCATGGCAGATACTTGGGGCTGAAATGAGAGTTCTTGAGCAATGGAGCAGAAACTTGATATGACACCAGAACAGACAACACACATGCTGGAACTCAATGCAGAGTTCTCCAACCTATTCAAAAACAAATACCGGGCTGGACAGGAAGAGCACGGCGGGGACTTGTGGAAAAAAGACCCGCTCCTAATGTGCATCGCCGCCAAGGAGGAGGTTGCGGACCAGTGGGCTTACATCTCGGTCATCGAGGAGACGCTGCGGCGTTGGCACCTGGATCGCATTGAAGCTTTGGCCCTGCTCCGCGGAGTGGACAGGGCTAGTCAAACCCCGGAATGGAGCACAAGAGCAGAAAGGTTATTGAATCGGGCCTCCGGCTACCGGCCCCAAAAAACGAAAACATGAAAACGGCACTCACAATTTTATTCATCACAGCAACGGCTGCGAAAGCAGACCTTCCCGCAGGATTTATCGACGCGCTTCACCGTGTCGAGACAGGTGGTCGCTTGGGCGCGGTCATTGGCGACGGCGGCGCAGCCCGAGGCCCGCTACAAATTCATCGCGCCTACTGGTATGACGCGGTCGAGTATGACCGCTCACTCAGCGGTCGATACGAGGATGTCGCTGACCTACGCTACGCGGCCAAGGTCGTTGACGCCTACATGAGACGTTACGCGAGGCGGGCTTACCGCAACGGCGACTCAGCGACGATGGCAAGGATTCACAACGGCGGGCCGAGCGGTCACCGCAAGGCGGCGACGTTGCGTTACCTAAAAAGGTTCCAGGCGGCGGGAGGTGGACGGTGAATGTCGATCTCACGGGCTACTCTGTAGACGACGACGGGGACATCACCTACGAGACGCCATGCGGTTTCCTGATCGACATCGGTTGCGTTGAGATCCGAAACGGTGACCCCGTCGTCACGCTGAATGTCTCGCGGGATGTCCCCGTGTCCCAACTCCACAAAATCACTCACCTCGCCGCGAATTGGACGGCCCAGCAGCAGGCAAGTTTGAACGACGAAGTGAACGATGGAGAATCTTGAATTGCAAGAACGACGGTTCCCAAGATGCGAGGGCAGTGATTGACGAGGCTATGTCCCATTTTCTCCAATCCATCGATTCTCCCACGCGGGAAAACAAAGAGGACCGCGAAAAATGACTGTCATGGACGTAGCCCTTTTCATATTTTTCCTGTTCTGGTTGCTGGTCATGGTCATCCTCATCATGGAGGATGAGAGTGAATGACTGCGAGGAATGTGCTTACCTCCGCGCTGAGCGGGCCGGGATGTATTTGTCTGACGGGGCTCCGCTTGAAGTTGCTGACCGCGCAGCTCAGCGGGAGCGGTGCAGCAACCACCCTTACACACAGATGGACCTGTTCAACGAACTGGCAGACAGAACGAGAAAGGTTGTGAAATCACCTACCTTTTGCGAACAGACGCGCCGCGAGGGATACCCTTTGGCGGATCATATTCCCACCCCAGAGAGGCCGCAATGTCCATGATGCTCTCCTCTATCTCAGGAATCTGGTTGGCGCGCTTGAGAATGAATGCGAGAGCAAGCTCGCCCTGGTGCGATAGGTTTGCTGTAATCACATTCTCTTTTGCTTTAACCGCGACATGCCCGTGCAACTGTTCTGGCACCACGTCTGCCACATACGCTTTGAGGGCGTCGAGTTGGTTGGGCTTCTTAAGCGGGGCGAGCAGCCGCCACAGGTCATTCGCACTGCATGGCAGCCGGTCGTTGCAGGCCCTGCTAATGTACGCCTGGGTGACACCGGCAGATTCCGCCAGTTGTGCCTGTGATTTTTTTTCCTCTCTCAGGACTCGCTTCAGGGTTTTTGGAAATTCCATGCTTGCAGATTTGGCTAATATGCATGGATTGCAAGCATGGTTTCAAACTTTCTCAAGCATTGAGTGTTGACAGAATGTAATATCTGACTAGAATCCACATCACCAAATGAAGAACACATACATCAAAAAGTTGGCCCGCCTCCAGAACGAGATCCGCAAACGCGGACTTTTGAACATCGCCCGCAACCACCTTATGGATGCGGACGAACTGGAGCGCATTATTTCCGAAGACACTGACCGCTGCAAGGCGAAGGAGGTGCAGGCGTGATCTCAGACTTCGACCGAGAGAACGTTGGCCTGATTTTGAGAGGCTATGGCGACTGGTTTGGAGCGAAGCTCCTGCGCCTTTACGCCAACGCTGACACGCAGAACCGGGACCGCATTGCACAAGGATTCCCCGACTACGCCGAAGCGTACAACACCTGGTTCAACCGGGACGCTGACGCCCATTGGGATGACCGCCCCGTGAACCCCGACCCTGAAACTTACAAAACGCATGAGTGAATCCCATCTCATTTACACCCTGGTTCCGAAGGTTGCCGCAGCAGTCGGCTCCATCGGGAAGAACAGCCGCAATGAACATTTCCGCTTTAACTACCGGAGCATTGACGACGTTTACGCGGCACTGCACAAGGCCCTCATTGAGCATGAGGTGACCGTCACACCCTTCGTCCAGTCTGCTGAATATGACGGCACTGCGTGCCGCCTGATCGTAGACTACGTCCTGTCCGCCACTGATGGTTCCTCCATCACCTCGCGCATTGCCTCCGAGGCGCAGGACACGGCTGACAAAGCGACTTCCAAAGCCCTTTCGATGGCTTTCAAGTATTGGGCATTCCAACAATTTTGCATCCCAGTAGAGGGATCGGACGACGGGGATGCCGGTGGACTTGTTCCGGGCGGCGCAAGGAAATCGGCTCCCCGTCAGGCGAGGCGGAACGGAGACAGCGACGGTAAGGCTGTTCAGGAGCTTGCCAAGCAGCTTGGCCCGAAGTGGGTGCCGGTCGCTGAAAGCTTTTTTGCGGACAAAGGCAAACTGAAGGCTGGTGAAACATTGTCCACACTGGACCCGGATATGGCTGCGGAGTCTGTGAAGCGGTTTGACGACTTCATCAAGGCCCTTGAGAAACACGCAGAAGAGAAAAGCATCATGCCATCCTAACCTTAAACTTTAACACCAAATGAAGACACAACAAGAATACGACGACACGGGAGTGAGGAATATGTTTTGCGCCATGATCGCGCTTGCATGTCGCGATGCCCGCTCCATGCGCAAGAAAGGCATCATCGGCGCAGACTGGAAGCCAACACACAAGCGCAATTGCGGCAATCGCAAGCTCGCGATTGGCTACTACAAAGAGGCTGCTGTGCAGGAGCTTTGCGAGTTCATGCACGGCGACCTTGATGTCCTGCTCACAGAGGCGGGCTGCGAGTTCACTAGCCGGGATGTGATGGCCGACATAGACGCGGATGTGCGCGGCGAACGGACTAACCTTCACAAGGAATTTGTATGGTTGTTGGAAGGAGAATACCAACATGGATGATGTAATCACAGACTGGGAAGACTGCGATTGGAAGATGAGCACCGGCTACGGTCTCGTCACCTACCTTGAATGGTGTGACCTGGAGATTGATCGGATCAACGATGCGCGCAATCGCATCGGATCTCCGGGTATGGCGCGACTGGAAGTCAGAAACGATCAATGCAGAATCGTCTTGGACAAATGAAAACACTAATCTTTGACATCGAAACCGGCCCTGCCCCCGAAGAGGAGATCCGAAGCATGATGCCCGCCTTTGACCCTGAGTCGGTCAAGATGGGCAATCTCAAAGACCCGGAGAAGCGGGCTGAGAAGCTGAAGGAGGCGAAGGAGAACTACTACACCGACGCCTACGCCAAGGCCGCGATCAATGCGTGGTCGGGGCAGGTGTTGGCAATCGGCTACAAGTTGCTTGGCGAGGACAAGGAATTGCAGATTCTGCACGGCGATGAGGCGGCTATCCTCGACGAATTCGCTGGGATTTGCGCCAGTCAGGCAGTGACTATCGCGATGTCTGAAAGGCCGCGACTTTGCGGCTTCAACATTGAGGGCTTCGACCTGCCGTTCCTCGCCCGCCGCTGCATGAAACACGATGTTACGCTTGGCGATGTATTTCGCCCCGAGCACAATCGCTACTACAACAGCAACGTCATCGACCTGATGAAGATTTGGCAGTGCGGTAACCGCCAAGAGTTCATCTCACTGAACAGGCTCGCCAAGTTTCTTGGCTGTGAGCAGAAGGACAATCTGGTTGACGGTAAGAACTTCTACCGGTTCTACGAAGATCCAGAGACGCAGCATATTGCATTGCAGTATCTGCGCCAGGACGTAATTGTAACTGAACAAGTAGCTGAAAAGCTTTTGCCCTATTAACGGGCAGGGTATCGCGACGGCCAGAGACAACTGGCTTGTTACTTCATTCGCCCGCCCCGTAGTCGCATAAAAGCGGGGCACAATTTCAACCCAACAACAAACAGAAAGAGAACCCATGATCATCAGACAGAAAATTGACGTAACCAAAATCGACAAGAACGCCTTATTCAAGGGGAGTAAAGGAACCTACCTCGACATCACCCTTCTTGAGAACCGGGAAGGTACGGACCAGTATGGAAATGACTTTATGGTCGTGCAGGACATCGGCAAGGAGGCGCGAGAGCGCGGCGAACGAGGCCCCATACTCGGGAATGCAAAGTTTGTGAACCGAGACGGTGTGCAGCAGGGCGGCGGTCAGCAGGGCGGGATGCCGCGAGACAACCGCATCGATGACTCGGATGTCCCCGGATGTCCCTTCTGATCTAAACCCATAGCCTGTGCCCACCCCCGATCATGTTTTTGACATTTTCAAGGATTGGCGGGTGGGCACTGAGCTTCCTGCTCTTGACGGCGTATGCCCTGTTTGTGCTGGTCGTTTGGCTCACATGGTTAATCTGCGACACAGCGTTTACACTCAAATGTGTATTAGTCAGGCCGATACATACAGGCCCTGCGGGTGGCATAGGCGAAAGACAATTCAAGTGAAAGGCAAGAAGCGATGAACAACCTCCCGCCAGGGGTCCGCGACTCCGACTACCAAGACCAAGCTGCCTGCATTTCATGCGGCAGCGAGAGCATCGAATTCCTTGGCGAGGAGGAGTATTGGAACCGGGGGCGAACCGAGCTCGTCATCTGCCTCATGTTTCGCTGCGACAAATGCGAGATCGAATGGAGTGAGCCGATATGAGCGGCAAGAGATCACGGGACAAAGGGGCGCGGGGCGAGCGTGAGTTCGCCGAGTTCCTTACAGATCACGGCTTCCCCGCAGAGCGGGGCTGCCAACACGCGGGAGGCTTTGACTCGCCTGATGTCAAATGCACTTTTTTGCCCCACATTCACCATGAGGTGAAGCGGGTTGAGAGGCTTGACCTATGGGGCTCTCTCGATCAGGCGATCAGGGACGCTGGCAGCATGAAGATGCCGGTTGTCCACCACAGACCAAACAGACGCGAATGGATCAGCATTCTCAGGACCGAGGATCTGCTGACTCTGTTCAAAGTCATAGCAGCACTACAGGAAAAAGAACAATGAGCTACGGAATCGTTGACCGCATCAAGCGGGCTGACACGGTGAGCGAAGTCAAGAACTTGCGCCAAGAACTTGAGGGATACGACTACGCCAGCGACAAGACCCGACGCAGGGCGGAACGCTGGGCCACTGCTCGCATCGCACACCTCAAATCCAAGGGAGGGTGAACCACCCCATAGAAGCAGAGGAGGGCATCCTCGCCTGCTGCTTGATCGATGAGAACAACATCGATGTCGTCGCGCAATCGCTGGAATCTGACGCCTTGTCCGATATTCGCATCGCCGCCCTGTGGCGGCTGATGCTTGAAATGCGGAACGATGGCAAGCCAGTTGACAGCATCACCCTGATCTCCCGTGTCCGCGAGGCGAACCTGGAGCATGAGTGCGGCGGCATTTATTACATCGGTGAGCTTGAGCAGAAGGTGCCCTCGGCGATAAACCTCCCCTATTACATTGATGTGGTTAAGGAGGCGTACGCCCACAGGCACGGCCTTGAGGCCCTCTCTGAGGCGTCTTTGGGGCTATCGGGTGATCTCACGGCAGAACAGGTGTTCGCACGCTTAGAAACGACCACAGAGAGCCTAAAGGAGAAGCACACGCGAGGGCGAAAAAGGACTCGTGTTGACGCCCTCCAGCAGATCATCGAAGAATGCCAGAAGGCGCACGACGGGAAGGTGCCTGCCATCAAGACTCACTTCCGAAATCTTGATGGCGCCCTTGGAGGCGGGCTCTGGCCCGCCGAACTGATAGTCGTTGGGGCAAGGCCATCTATGGGTAAGTCAACACTCGCCAAAGATATTGCCTTGAACATGGGGCTGAACGCAGATCCCGTCACGGTGTTCAGCCTTGAGGATATTGACACAATCTTTTACAGGCGTGCGCTGGCATCTCACGCGAAAGTGCCATTCAACCTTATCAGGAGCGGATTCAAAGACGACAACGGGAAATACCACGATAGAGCGCACGCCAAGGTCTTGTCCTCAATGGAGCGAATAAGAGATTGTTCGCTTGAAGTTGACGATGAGTCTCCCCTGACAATTTCGCAGCTTGTGTCAAAAATGAATGAGCATAAACGCAAGCATGGGACTAAGGCGTTTTTCGTGGACTACCTTCAATACTTATCTCCAGACATATCCAAGGACAAGCGCGACCAAGAGGTGGCTCAAATTTCAAAGGCCCTGAAGTCCGCAGCAAAGCGGCTCAATGTTCCGATTGTTGCCCTGGCCCAACTTAACCGCGACACTGACAACCTGAAGCCTGGGGTTCACCCGATTGAAAAGAACCTTGGAGAGTCAGCCGCGATTGAGCGCGATGCAGACGTTATCCTCATGCTGCACAAAGACCATGACTTCAGTGAAGAAGACACCGAGATATGGAAAATCAACTGCCATGTTCTAAAGCAACGCAACGGCCCGAAGCACGTAAACGTGCCGCTTCTGATGCACAGGAGCACAGTTCACTTTGAAGAGAGAACTCGAAACGATGACTTGGACTGGATCGGGAAGTGACTATTCGTGCCCCAATGTCTGGCGGCGGGATTCTTCTTTTTGAAACTATGAAAATGAAAACAAGACAAACTAAGTGGACCGTCTACCCAGAAGGCGATGAGAACAAACTATACTCAGAGCACGCGACTTACATAGAGATCGTCGATGAAGCGGGGGGCGAATTCGTAGAAGTGACGCAAAGTGGCAAAACAGTTCAAATATCCCCCGAGGAATGGCCCGAAATCTGGAACACAATCGGAACCGCAATCAAACAGATCATCGAAAATGAAGACTAAAACTAAAAAAGCTCGCAGGGACGGCTTTCATGGTTTCTTTCTGGTCATGCGGAAGGACTGACATAGGCTCTGCTCCATGATCCTAATGTGAGTCTCACTCAGGCCCATATCGTAAACGAAGTTGATAACCTCCACAGTTTCGTGGACCAATGCCCGCGCCTGCTGCTGTCTGGTCGCCCTGGAGTTGATCCATATCTCGGGCTCGGGAGAGTCGAAGGCGAAGCCGTAGACACTGTATGCCTCAAGGTTGGCGGCATACACCGGAACCGCGTGCGAGCCCACCTGCACATGACAACGCAGCTTGGCGTCTGTCAGGTTGTGCAATGCGGAACGTTTCACTTTATAGTGTAGTGTGGGACCGGACGAGAAACACCTTTGACGAAGTGCTTCTCAAGCTTTCCGTCATCAAACATTCGCCTGACGCGGCGAGACGCAGCCTCGGGGCTGATGCCCCACTTCTCCGCAAGCTGGCGAATGTTAAAACTGTTTGGGGGACGCTCTTTCAATACATCATAGTGATTGTATTCGTCCAGTAAGTCTATCCAATTGGGTTTCTTTGTTTTCATTTTAGTCTTAGTGGTTTCGTGTAGAGGCACCATTCATCGTTGATGCGCTCTGCAAGGTTGACAGAAAATTCCCCTGTCTTTTCATTCACCTCACCGTAGGCGAAGCCGTTGTTCTGTCGCATGGTTAATGGCTGCCTCGCGTTGTAAGGCATGTCCACCTGACATAGCGCGCCAGATGACCACCCCACCCGACGATCAATGCCAGGAGCGGACCACATATCAACGGAGTGAATGTGTCCATGGAGCGTTGAGCACCCATAGTCCATGCAGGTCAGTTTGCAGGCAGTTTGCCCAGATCGGAAACCGTGAAGGACGCGCAGGTGTCCCATCTTGTAAACCCCTTTCTTCTTGTGATAGGGGCGCATGTCGCATTTAATCTTGCGCATCAGGGCCTCGACCTCCAGTGCTCCCGACATGCAGTAGTCGGCAATCATGGCGTCTCCCTGTGTGCGAGCAGCCATCTCCCATAACCTCTCGTCGTGGTTGCCGCGAAGGAAGACGTGAGGCTTGAATCGGGTCAGGAATTCAAGTCCAGCCTGATAGTCTGCTGTGACAGAGTCTGCCCGCTCCTCCGGGGATGCTCCATTGCGAATGCACCTGAAGTCCCATAAGTCCCCGCCAAGAATCCTGATGTGCGGCTTCCAGTGTTTTTCTGTGAACTCATGGAAGACACGAACCGCTTCACGGTCCTGCATGTCACCATGAACGTCAAAGGCCGCTATCCAGCGTTTACAACTCATGTCGAGTAGAGGAACAGGATTATTACATTTTTTCAATCGCTACTTGCCTGCCCAAAATGCGGAGTCGCCATGGTAGTGGACTGCCAAGTAGTAGGTTTGCGCTCGCCACCCCCGAAGCCAGCGAAGCAGGCGCCTGATGTTTGTGAAGCGCAGCAGCCACCCGCTGTTGGAGTAGGCGTGATCGATCAGCTTCTGAAGGTTCCTGCGGAACCTGTCGTCCGCGATGTCCTTCATCTGCGCTGATATACCGCGCTGATAGTCCCAGTCATGCACGTTGCAAGCCCTGGTGATAGACAATCCCCAGATGGTGTCTGGAACATCGATGCCGTCACGCGCCCCGCAACCGTTGCATGTGGCGTCGATCAAATCCTGTGAGGCGTCCCTGAATGACTGGTCGCATTCAAGGAACGGAGCCCGCTTTGTGTATGCGTCAGCCATTGCACTTGGATGCCACTTCCACGCGCAGGTTGTTAATCTGCGCGTCCTGGGCATGGTCTTGGTCGTAGAGCACTTTGATGTGCTCGTCCTGCCGCCGCATGAAATCGGTAATGGCAGCGTTGAGACTGTTCACTGTCTGCTCAACCCTCACGGCTGAAACGGCATCTGCCTTGGTGTTAAGCTTGTCTTCCATGCTCTTAAACGCCTCGTCAATACGCTTGTCAACCTCGGCAATTATCGACTGCTCAAAGCTGCGCACCCGCGCAACAGCCCCAAACACGATGCCACCTATGACAACGAGCGCACTCAGCACTGCCCCAATGGTTGTATTGTCTTCCATATTTCATGTCAGACGGCTGACGTATTGCCGTTCCGCGCCACCCCCCAAAAAGCGATTTGTGCTCTGCGCTGTTTCTCTCAGGCCGGGATCAAGGGGATTTTCTACCCCGGCAGCGACTGGCGTTAAATTGGCTATGGCTTCACGACGGCTCCTGCCGCCTCACCGATCACTTCTCCGAGTGCGCCACCTCCAGCCTTGAGGCCGTCTGCGTCCACACCCTTCTTTTCACTCTCGACACCAAACTTCACAGAGTGAAACAGATTGGTCTTGCCGTTCACAACTGAGCCGTAGTCGTAGGTTCCCTGGAGCCCTGCGTTCTCACTCTTGCCAAAGAGTTGGTAGGAGCGCGTGCGGTCGCGATGAACAAGGTTCCCGTCTGCGTCGTAGTGATGCGATGTGTGCAGCCTTGAACTGCACCCAACGATGCAGCCGAGGAGAAACAGGGTTGCGACGTAAATCAGGCAGATCAATGCTGCATTTCGGAGGTGTTCTTTGATGTAGTTTTTCATGGCGAGGCGTTGGGGTCGTATTCGGTCCAACCAATGTCAGTGCGGGGCGAACCAGCCGGGGTGGTCGTCCAGATTTTTGTTATCCCAAACAGGCATTAGGGTGCGGGCCAGTTGGCGTCGTTGGCGGTCAAATTAACATCAGCCTCCAGTCTGTCAGACTCAGCGCGAACAGATTTCACCCAATCCCAAACAGCCTGTAAAGCTGCGCTCTCAGCCTCCTCATCAACTGTCGGCGTTGCCTTGGTGTTAAGCTCAACCATGCGCGCAATCATGTTCCGCTGCTTCCACTCCGGGTAGCGGTCGGTGATAACTTTACATGCAGCAGCTTTGATGTCTGGAATGCGCTGATCGGCAGCTTCCGCTACTTCGCGTTGAGCTTGTGCTGCCTGCTCGGCGTTGTAAGCCGCTTCTTCTTCCGGCGTCATCTCACGAGTGACGCCCTTTTTGTGTATTTTTAATGCCATAATTATGCTGCCCTTCCGTAGAGTTTTACACTCCCGCTTGTTCCCCAGTTGCCGGCCGAGCATTTCAGCGAAATACCCTCAATTGAAGTCAACGATCCATCATTTGTCCCAATCGATTTAACACGGGCAAAATTAGCCGCGCTATTGTTGAACATAACTTCCGCCATCACTATCGGCTTCGCTGACGCGGACCAACGCGGGATAATAATCTCCCCCCAAATCGGCGATCCGGTTAAAATAGAGGCGTGAGAAACATACGCTTGAGATCCTGCATTGTTGTAATGCGTGTCAGACTCAGTTCCGCCGCTATTTTTGAACTCTGAGTGGACAGTGTAGTTGCTGGTTACTCGGCTACCATTGTCGATCACAAACCAATCGATCCGGCCTGTTGCGGATGGCGCTATGGCATCCAAAACGATCCGGAACTCCTCAAAGTTTGTATCCGTAAGATCCGTGTAATTGCTGCCGTCTCCGTCAAACTCGATATAAGTCTGAGAGGCGCACGCAACATCCTCCAGCAACGACCAGACACCGCTACCGCCGCCGCCGCCAGCCGCCGCCGCCCACTTGACGCCGGAGGTCTGCGTGCTGTCGGCGGTAAGCACATACCCGTTGGTTCCCACTGGTAGGTTCACCGACTGGCCGCTGCCCTTGCCTACTGTGATGTCGCCCTTCGCCCCGTTGAAGTTCTCCGAAGCGTTCAGCAGCGACCAGTCACTACCAATCCAGACGAACTCAGCGAAGCCGGAACCATTAAAGACCCACATATCCGTGCCGCCGGACAGTTCCAGCGTCACAGCATAGTGGTTGGAGTTGTTGGTGATGTTGAACGCGATCTGGTCACCGTTAGACCCGCCAGACGGCATGGTAATAACCGTCGCAGCAGAGGGCACAACATTGTGCAATTGGTTGATGTCGCCCGAGACTTGCGTTGTGGTGCCCAAAATAAGGTCGCCAGCGGCGTAGCGGACCGCTCCACCTGTGGTGACCTGAACTTCGCTTCCGCCGTTGGCGTAGAAATACAACTCGCCGTCTGACTTGGCGTAGAGGTGCGAAGTGCCCCCAATGGGAGCGGACGGCGTCGTCGTGTGGTCGAGGATGTGGTGCGACGAGACCTGCGTCGTCGGGCCAGCGATGTTGCCATAGAAAGTAGCGTCCTGCGCACTGTCCAGATGCAGGGCTGCCAACCCTCCGACGTAAAACTCCCACTCGCTGCTGCTTAGGTCAGCGTAGGTGGTGTTGTCCAACGTCGAGCCAAACAGGTTGGCGTAGACGTTGTATTCGCCGTAGTCGAAGTTGTTGGTCACTACCAACTGGCTGGCGTCGATGGTCTTGTTCGTCAGCGTGTCATTAGATGACGCTGTGATGTAAGCGCCCAGATCCGTGATGTCGGATTCCGTATGGGTGTGGGAAGCCGCAGCAATCCCAGCCTCGGCCAATGTGTTGTTGATCCAGGCCGAACCATTCCACTTGAGCAGCTCCCCGGACGCAATCGAGGTAATCGTTACATCGGACAGATCGGAGACTGCTCCGTCCAAGTCAGTCAAATCATAGGTTGTGCCTGAAGCATTTTTGAAGGATGGCTTGCCCGAAGCATCGGCATACCAGACCCCGTATCCGGCTGCCGGGGTCGAAGGGGCGAGTCGGTAGGCCGTCGTCAAAGTATCAGCATCCAATACAGCGTTGCCGCCCAAGTCCAAATCCCCCGTCATGGGAACGGAACCATCAGCCATGAAATCTCCACCGCCTCCACCACCGCTAGGGAGATTGTCGATGTCGAATTTTCGCAACGCACCCCCGGACTCCACGCCCAGCAAGAAGTCGCCTGCGGCCGGGGATGCCTCCTCGGTCAGTCCGGTGACGATGTCCGCAACAATGTCGCCGGAATCAATCGCAAGGGACGTCAACTGTGAGTAGGCAACCGACAACGCCGCCTCGTGTTGAGTGACGCTGGACTCCGAAATGCGGGCGTCAGCGAATGTCCCTGACACCACCTCGCTCGCAGCATGACTGTGAGTGTGCGCCATCAACTGGAGGAGGGACGCTTTCTTGACGGTGTTGTCAGTGACGTCCTCAATCAAAACGAGATCCGAATCTGCCGTGGTTGGGATCGCCCCCGCGCCAGCAAAATCAACCTGGTCGGCAGCAATCGACAACGCAGCCTCATGCTGAGTGACGTTTGACTCCGCAATGCGGGCGTCAGCCATTGTGCCGGAAACGATCTCGCTCGCATCATGGGTATGAGAACTACTGGCGGCGCCAAGCGTGCTTCGCGCCGCCGAGGCAGTCCCGTCGTCAAGCAGTGTCGCCGCGAAGCCGGTCACATACGGAACGGCGCGAGTGTTCACCGAAATAATTCCCAAAGATGCGTGAGAGCGCAGAACCGTCGCCACCGCCTCCACTTGCGCAGAGCCTGTAGGCTTTGTCGATGTTAGGGCTCCAGCAGTCTCACTCACATAAAGGATGTCGCCCTCTGACCAAGAGGATGTGTCAATGTTCTCAACGAGTCCCTTGACGATCACCTCTCCTGTAGCGTTATTCGACAACGCTTCATTCATAATGCCCAATGCGGGCATTGTGGATGCAGACGATGCGTCAGCGAGGGAGACTAAAGTCTTTGACTGCCCGACCGACCACCCCGAGGTGTAAACGACATCGCCAGCACTCAGCGCAGACCCTGACTCGTTGCGCACCTGAATGTGAACAAAGTCTGCATGAACCGTGTTGGTGAAGTCGTCAATCGTCTTGTTGGTCAACGTCTGCGTGTCCGTCGTTCCTACGATAGTTCCACTTGGTGGAGTCGGACCATCCACAAGGTCACCGTTGGCGTCCCACTGAGACAAGTCCCCGCTGGTTCCAGCGGTGCCCGTAATCAGAGTTCCATCGCTGCCCGACTTTAGGCTGCTGGCAATCTCAGTGATGGCGTCAATTGAATCTGCCCCAAGTCGCGCAGGCGGGAGTGTCCCTGATGTAATATCTGTGGCGGCGTGTGTGTGCGAAGCCGGGGCAATCCCTGCCTCGGCCAGCGTGTTGTTCACCCAGCCGCTTCCATCCCAGACAAGGATCTCACCGGAGGCGATGGACGTGAGGGTGACATCGTTAATGTCTGACAGGTCGAGGTCCGAAACATCCGTCACCTTCTCCCAGCCCGTATCAGTCCCGTTGCCCGAAGACTTATGATAGAGGATGCTGTTGGTTGAGTCGTAGCAGAAGTCGCCGCGATCTGCAAAGCCTGTCACTACCGACTCGGGCGTTCCTGCGTTGGACTGAATCGTCGGGTAGTTGTCAATAACGACCATGGCCCTGCGGTCCAGGTCGTCCTCGATGTCCTGCGCATTGAACCGCGCATTGGCAACCCAGTCAGTGGGCTGAGTGTTGGGTGTGACCCTTAGAATCAGAACCGTGTTGCCATCAGTCGGCGCAGTCGTGAACGTCACAGTCCCGCCGCTTTCCTCCCCGGCCCCTGTTACCGTGTAATCGGTGGTGATGGTTTGCAACGTGCCCGCGTCGTAGACCTGTAGGTGTGCGTTCGCCAAGAATTTATGCGGGAACGAGAACTCGGTCGTTGACCCGTTGGCGATGTAACTTGCGTGTCTGTCTGTGTTTGTAAGGCTCATTGCTCTGTCCTATTCGGATTCAATTGCTGGAAATGTGCAAGCAGATTTCCAGTTTATCTAGGGTCGCCGAGCCCGAACAACTCCTGTCCGTTCTCCTTCATGCGCTGCCGGTAACGTCGCTCCCACCCAGGCTGGAAGAATTCGTTGATAGAGTAGCCAACAGTGTAGTCAAACGCAGGTTTAATGAGCAGGTGCGCTGCACCTGCCTTCGGGATGTTGTCACCAAGCATGTTATAAGCAGTCTTCCCTGCCTTCTTAAACTCCCCAGTAGCAAGTTGTTGCATCCCGGCAAAGCCAGGGTCAAGGACACTCCCTGCGGTCGGACCCGCCATAGTTGAGGTGAACTTCCTAAATCCGTTATCATACTGCTGGAACAGCATGTCGCCGTAGATGCCCAACGCTCCGCCGCGCAAGGCGGCATCCGCCCATGTCTTCCCGTTGTCCAGACTCTTGGGGCTCCGCCCCTTGAGCAAGTCCTTGAACATACCCGAGAGGTAGCCAGTCACAGATGTGGCGGCAACCAACATTGCAACGTCCATGTAGAAGCTGCCCTGGTTGCCGGTAAATTCGGCCATCCTTTTGTTTCCCTTGATAACCTTGTTGTAGACGGTCAAGGGAAATGTCTTGAACTGCCAGAACAGGGCATTGAACGTGCCTTGCAGTGTGTCCTTTGAGAGTCCGCCACCCGTTTGAGTAATGCGCTCGTTGAGCCCAGGAGATGGAACAGCACGGTCTTGGAAAGACCTGAAGTATGAAACAGTCTTGATCTTCAGGTCATCCAACGCACGCTTGCGATTAACTGCGGTATCCTTCAGCCCCATCTCCTTGAGCAACGGGGTGACATCAACGTCATCCAGGGCGTCAGCCCCGAGGAAGTATCTCCCATCGATCTTCTTGACCCCCGAACGAATGGCATCCCACTGGATGTCAGTGACACCCGATTCCCGCAGACTGGTTGCAATTTCATCGGGCAGTTCCGGCATCCGAAGGTGGGCCATCTCTCCCATCAATGATGCGTGTGCTTGGAAGGCTGCCGCCTTTACTGACTCCGTCCACTGAGATAGGAAGTTCATGCGGAAGAACATATTGTTCGCATTCCGCAGGAATTCACCGCTTCGCCCACTCTGCTGGACAAGAGAACCAAAGCGGGCAGCAACCTCTCCTGAGAGCGCGTCAACCGCTACCGAGTTTACCCGGTAGAACAAGGCACGCTCGTTACCCTCTCTGGCAAACGGGCGGAAAGCTTCAAAGCCCTTGGGGAGCGCAGAGAACACACGCATGGCAGACTCAATTCTGCCGACCCCCATCTGCCTCATTGCGTGCCAGATGAAGGCCACGTCGCCAATTGATGTGAATGCCGCTCCAAACAGCTTGGACATTGACTGAATAGTCAGCATTCCGTCTGTGAACTTGCCAAGTGGAGTTTCGGTTGCGCTGGACATCCCGCCTGATACGGCCCGCCATGCATCTTCGATACGCTTCTTTCCTTTCGGTGACTTGAAATCATCGATCTGCTTAATATTTCCAGTGTCCCTCGCAATCTTTACAGCCTTCTTGAGAACCCTTTCAAAGCCTCCAGCAGCGTCAGGCCCGAAGGCCCGCATGAGCGCAATGTTACGGGAGTCTGTGCTGATCTGGGCGAGGACTGCGTCATACAGGCGTGAATGCACGCCAAGCTGTTTCATGTAGGCATAGCTACTGGCGGCATCTTTGAAGTGTAGAACCCGGGAAGCAGAGATAGACTTTGCCGTGCTGGCAGCAGTCCGCATAGTTCCAACCTCCGCATCCATCCCGACAACGTCAGCGACAATTTTTTTCTGCCCGTCCGCAAAAACCATTGTCGCCTTGCCAAAATCACCTGAGTGAAACTCCTCATGCACCTTGCGGAGAAATTCTTCAGGATCTTTTACGCCAAAGGTGCGCTCCTTGTCCAGCAATGGAAGAATTAGGGCCTTCCAAGCTGTAAAGGATTTTTCACGGTGACCATCAGCGTTGAAGTCCTTACCACCCAAAAGGCGAATCAAGTGCTTATCGTGAGTCTGCCGCACGGTGTAGCCCTTCATCTTCTTGATCCAAGCCCCGTTGCGGTTTTTCATGTCAACCAGTCCATCGAGGATTGGATGCACGGCAGATGCAATCTTCTTGGCGGCAGCGTTCCCGGTGACCCCAGGCTTTCCACCATTAATGGTCAACTGCTCCAACTCGATCATAATCAACTCATCAATCTCACCTCGCTGGAATTCGCGGGACAACCCGGCAGCCTCAAGCCTTGCTGCCAGCCTACCAAAGCCTTCCGCCGCAATCGCCTCGGCGTCATACTCAACACTGCGATCACCGCCCTCAACACCTGCCTGACCGGCCTCCTTGGTGTAGGACTTCTTAAGGCGGGCTTCCAGCCCGCCAGCAATGGAGTCAAACCGCTGAATCTGTTGCAGCGTGCCATCCTCAGCAGCTTTTTGGAGCAACTTGTTGCGGTTCTCTACTAACGCCTCAAGACGGGCATCCCCAAGGTATTCCTTGCCTGCCTCGTATAAAGCCTGTTTACGCGTCAGCCCACGCGCCTCCTGCTTCTGTTTGGCGAGATTCTTGATCTCGGACAGAATTTCTTCCGCTTTCTCACGGGTAATGTCTTCGTGAGACGCGGCTCGCACTAGAGCGGATGCACAATTGGGCTTAGGCATTTTTAATCAGGCAGTCGAGTCCAGCTTGTATACCTTTCTCATCGGGGCCTTGGTTGAAGTTCTTCTTTACAGATTCTGCGGTGTCGCCCATAGCTTCAGTAATGCTGTTGATGTCCTCTGTCAGCGTAGCCTCATCGGCAGCCTGCCCGCGCACATCGTCCTGTGGGCGCAAAGGTTTGGAAGGTTCAGCATTGGCGTCGAGTTCTTGAGCTACTCGCCGCGCCTTGGTATCATTCGCCTTCATCTTCTCCAACGCCTCCCGATAAGATCGTTGAACAAGGCGAATGCGCTCGGCCAAGACCTCTCGCTTGACCTGGTTCTCGATCTCGGGCGCAGCCGTCTCTCCCCTTCTCTTAAATATCTCACCCTTCTGCTTGGCCTTGAAGACTGGGTTTGTAACCCATTTGTCGGCAAAGTCTTTAGGAATCCTTCCCGTGGAACCAGGGTCGTAAATAACACCCAATGCTCTAGCAAGCGTATCTAAGGCTATGTCATCGCCGGTCTCCGCAATAGGCAACGCCTCTGATACAGCCTTGTGCTTGACAGGGGAATGGCGCTTGAGATTATCCAAGTTTCTCTTGGCTATATCTACAATGTCCTCGGCTCCGGTTTTCACGCCGGAATCAATGATTAACTTGGTCCGAAACGCGGCCTCCATGTAGGGAACCTCGGATTCAGCCTCGCGGATTGCTTCAGTCAACGCAACTTGCGCCCGCTCCCTGATTACCCGCTGACGAATCACATTAGGATCAGACTCCAAGACCTCGTCTGCGATCCTAGCAGCCTCGTCAGCCTTCGCCTCGTTGAAATGCGCCTGGATTGCTTTGGCCTTGGTTGAAGAACTGGCTGCCGCCCACTTGCGAGCAGCCCCACGCATCATTGTGCCTAGACCGCTCAACCCCATGCCGAACATGCCACCAAGCCCAACATTGAGCGCAACGTCGCCCAGCGTATGGCGGGTCTGGTCCTTCTCGTTCTGCAAATATAGCGGCACTTCAAGAACAAGGTTGCCAACTGAGGCGTCAATTCCGGCTGACACCATCCTGTGAAACGCGGGCATCGACACCTTGGATACGGGCTTGCCTAATCCGCCGAGCTTTTTGACGCCCCTTGACGCAGCCTTCGACATCAGGCTACTTGCGCGGCCATACCTTGTAGCCCCAGCGATTGGCGCAAAATTGAACGCAAAGTCAATCGGGCTCAAGTTGTTAGCAATGATGGAAGTAGCCATAGAGCCGACCCCACGCAAGGATAGCAGCCCATTGGTCCCCTGCTGCATTACCGTCTGCCTCGCAATCTCCGATTGCTTGCGGCGAAACTTCAGCGCGGCAAGACCCTCCCTGATAGGCTCATTAAACTCAAGACCAGGAAGACTATAACGATTGTTCGCCTCTTCAGGCGTGAGCATCAAGCCCTCATTGTAGATAGATTCCTCAACATTCTCCTGGATAACATTAAAGAATGTGTCGTGAAAGCCCTGCTTAAAAGCCGCGCCCGCAACGGATGAAAACGGGAGGCGCGGCCTCACGAATCGCCCTTCGCTTTTTGCTACTGACGGGATTCCTATCATTAGTACACTTGCTCAATGGTCTTCGCAGACTCTTGCATCTGCTGCATGGTCGGCCCTATTCGTGCGGCAGGCGCAGCAAACGGCCAATTTGAGCGCGTGCTTGGGTCGCCAAATCTGTTGGCTCGCAGGGGTTCCCTCCAAGGTGTCCCGGGCCTAAACGGAGTCCTCACCGGCGGATCATCAACATGGATTCGGTAAGGGTTTCCGTCTTTGTCATTGATGACAAACTGATCTCCCCCTGGTCCTTCCCGCCCCATCAAGACGACGCTTTTGCCGTCGCGGTCCATTGCAAGCCACACTTGGCCCTGCACGGAAAGAACATCCTGTATGTACCTCTCGCGGTCCTTAATGTTGAACCCTTCAGTAACCATCTCAAATTGCACCGGGTTGATGTCCTTCAGGTCAAGGACGCTCAATGCGTCCGGCAGAAATTCCTCCAGCGCTTCAATTGACTCGGGCAGAACCTTTCTCGTATCAAGCGCAACTGTTCCATCGCCTGTGTCAAAGACGTGCATCCAGCCAAAAACGTTCTCGACTGCGATCTTTATTGCCTCATCCATGTCAGCCTCGCCTCGGCGGTTAATTTCTTCGGCGTAGTTTATTAGAGAGTTTGCCCCGGCAACAACATACTCGGGCCTAGCCCCGGCATCATCAGACGCCTGCACCCAAGCCTGATACATGGGGTTTTCCCGAAGAACAGATGCAAATTGAGCGCGCTTATCATCCGTCAAAACTGACTTCTGATCCGCTCCAAGACGTTGCGCAGAAATAAATGTGTGTGCAAAGTGTTCGTCCTTCACAAAGAAGGACATTATATGCTCAAACTTTAAGCCCTGCGCAGCGATGTCCTCAAAAACAATCCATTGATGCTTCTCGTCTGGATAAGACGCCATGATCTCCTTCCATTTATCAAGAACATCAGCCGGATTTGCATTTAAGATGTCGTCCGCATACTGTTTTGCTTCGCTGTTCTCCAAAAGTGAATGCAGATGCGAAGACAGGTTGAGGTGGTATGGACTATCGCCCATTCCTTGGTAACTCAACCTGATGTCATTGACCTCGGTCTGAGCGGCCTGTAAAGCAATCATGCTTGCCTCGGTTGGATTGGCATCGTGGGCCTGGGCAGCCTGTATCAGTGTCGCATTCGCCTCAACCAAAGCAGGCAGACCGTTGTTTTGGTATCTTACCGGATTGGTCCGCATCCCATTCGCCTCCTTAGCCAAGTGATCGGCGGCAATCTTCATGGCAGCCCCCACCTTCGGGTCTTTGGAGTTGGCAGCCTTTTTGACCACCTCTGAAATGCTTGCAGCATTGGTTCCAGAGTAAACCCCGATCACGCCAGCGGCCATCTCGTTAATGTCCATCTTGCGCTCATAGGCAGCAAACTTGGCAGCCCCCTCACGGTCATTGAATACCATCTTAAAGGCGTCCTCTGTGAGCCGATTAACAGGCTTCCCGTTCAGAACCTCGCCAACGTGCTTGTCTGCCAATGCGTCCATGTCCAGACGCTCCTGGTAATTGTAGGCAGTGAAAGCATTTTTCGCGGCCTCAAGCATGTTCTCTCGGGTGACCGGGTCAATATACTTGGACTCTCGGACAAACTGCTCCCCAATCTCTGGATCAACCGAAATCAGGGATTTGGCGACAACCGTGTCGATAGCAGCCTTCTGCTTCTGGATGCGCACCGGCATCCCTTCAAACAGGTTGTCCACATTTCGGTGGAGGTCATCCCGTGACCCAACTAAGAACTCACTGTCACCCGTGTTGAAGAATCGCTGATTCGCCTCATTGACCGCCTGAGTGAGCCGAAGGCTCGCATCATCAATCCGCTTGTTCTCTCGCCCAACCTCAAAGTCCTCCATCATGGAGTTTTTCCAGCCTCCAGACTTGCCTCGGAAGTCGCGTTCAAAGTCGCCTGTCAACCCACGCTTTGCCACGGTCTCGGAGATAGCCTTCTCCATCTGGGCCTCGGCGTCCTCTGGCGACAGGTTCAGACTGTCCTTGTTGGATGACCAATCCCTGCGCCAAGCATCGAGATCATTCGCGGCTTCGGTCTGCCTGAACTTCTGGTCAGCCTCAAACTTCTTCTTGGCATTGATCGCCTGCTCCCGCGCAAATTCAGCCCCGGCAGCCTCGCGTTGCTTCCGCGCCCCTGCAACCGCAGCCAGCGCACCAGGAACCTGTGACAACCCCTGTGCCGCCCCAGCAAAGCTTGGAGCGAATGACGCTGCTGACGCCCTCGGCCCTGTTGATCCAGCCACCTGAAGCGGGGCTGCTGTGGATGTTCTTACGGGTGGCATATTATGGTGAAGCCCAATATTGTGATTGACTTACTCCGGGAGTTACATATGACCCGCCCGCGCTTGCTGCGCCTCGCGAAGATCCACCACTTCTACGAAAGCTTGGATTTGAAGCGATGCTTAACCCCTGCCCGACGCCGCCTAAAAATGTCCCGGCCGCGTTTAGGTAAGACGATGTCACTGCGTTGCGCCCCATCGCCTCCTGCAATCCAGCCTCGGCCTTGGAGCGTCCTGCGCGAAGCTCCCCGCGATAGATGGCGTTCTGACGATCAAGCTCATCCTGGACCGCAGAGTCAAACATCACATCCTCGGCAGAACCGGACAACTCGATCCCACTAGCCGCGAAGCGTGCCCGCCTAGTGGCGGCACGCAATCTGTTCCGCCGCGACAACTGGCGGGACTCAGACGCGGCCTGCTGCTGCGCCGCGATGGCATCATTGCGCGCAACGGCAGCGTTGAACTCGGCGGCGTCCTTCTGTGCCGCCCCAGACTGCACGGCAGAATAGACTCCAAGCCCGGTTGATACTGTAGAGGCTGCTACCGCCGCTACCCCTAATGCAGTTAAAGATGCCATGTCATCATGTGGTAATCGGTCGCGTCGGGACCGTATTTCTTTAGTGTCGATTCGTAGTCAAAGCCAAGCATTTTTGCCACCCGTTTGGCCTTCTTGTCGCTTGCCTTGATTTCGGCGTGGACTCGATGTAGTCGCAGATTTTCGGCTGCATTGTGCAGCATCTCAAAGGCGGCATTCATCAGCGCGTGAGGGTGCTTCTTCGCAGCCGGAAACACTGTTAGCCAAGCAATGCCAACCCCGGTCCATACCTGCGTGATGCCGCCGATAGCCAGCATCGATCCGTTGCGCAGGGCGGCGTGTTTGCCGGGGGGGATGACAACGAGCCTGTCGGCAATCTCCTTCAAGAGCAATCCGCTCCGAAAGCAGTCCCGCACATGCTGAGTTGTCAATGCCTCAAGCGTTATCATTCTGAATTCTCCACCACCAAGACCATCGCAAGTATGTTCAGCGGGTGAGGCTGCTGCTGCTGAATCCAAACCTGACCCTCATAATCTAGGTCGTTGTCCAAATCGTCGTCGCCATAAATGTTGAACTCTTTCCACCCCGTGAAGAGGTTTGGAGCCTGATCCATGTCATCATCTTCTTCTCGGTAGTCGTCCTGAATTAGGTCCGACTCGCTTGCTCCGTAACGATGCCCAAGACTGTTAAGAACGTGTATGTATCCCTTTGGGACTCTCTTCACGCTCCCGCCAGAACTTCCCCAGTCGCCGCGTGGCGCAAGTGGCATACTCTTAACCTTACTGATAAATTGCAAACCTGCAATAACAGTCGTCCCTGTGTCATCCAGCGTGATTGCCCCGGACGACACGGTTTTGTCGCCCACATACTCCCCGTCAACCAAGACCTGCAAGGACTCACCTTCAAGGTGGTTAAGCCCGCGAACCGTAGTGGATGTTGCCGAGCCCGACAGCATGGAGTCTACAAACTTCATCTCGTCCTTGTCAGTGGCGGACGCAGGATTGAAGTCGGGCAGCAACTTCTCAATGTAGCGAACTGTCTTCGTGTTGATGGTGCGCTTCACCACCATCCAAATCTCATCTTCAGTCCCTGCGGACGACGGGATGGACGCGATAGACTCAACTACCCCAGTCCCGCCAATCTTCTGCCTTGACCACGCATAGATATCCTGGTCTGCCTCGTAGGTCAGGGTGATAAGGTCGCCAGTCTCAGTGAGTACCCACACTACGGAATTGGGGTTCTTCTGGTAACGCAGTCTGTTTGCCTGCGTTTGATCGCGAAGAATGTGCTCCGACGTGATGTTTAGGTCACGGCTCACAAAGCTGTCGGCCTCAAACGAGTAGCGCATGTCATGCACCTCACGCCCCGCCCGCTGGATGAACAGCACAGCCGAACCAACGCGCTGGGGCATGTGGCTTGCCAGTGTTCCATTGCTTGTCTGCGTCTTGACATCAACGTTGCTCGGAGTCAGCGGCTCATTGATCGTGCTCGCCGCACGCATCTGATACTCCCCGCTCAGTGTCCCGATCAGAAGGACCGGGCCGCTTTCTACCCACTTGATGGCGTTTACCTGGTTGCTCGCGATTGTGACGGTAATCGCGGAGTCGTCCAACACTGTCCCGTCTGGATCGGTTGGCTGGAAGTTGGCGTAGTCGTCTACTTTGCTACTCCACAGGGTGTCAGGGTTGTCGTTGGTGCTGGCAAACCACAGACGCTGCTGATGAAAAGAAACAACAGAAGGCCAACCAGTGGTGTCAGACCATGCACCAAGCCGCCAAAACACAGTTTCCCCATCGTTGAGAAGCTTGGTGTTGTTTTCTGGATCTTTCGGGATTTCTGTGTCTTCCGAAATTGAAACAGTAACGTGCGTTGAGTCGGTGTATGCAGTGATTTTGCAATCCACCCAATCAGTTCCGTATTGCATTCTAACCCAGCGTCCAACGTCTGTGCTGGCGAATGTCCCAGATGACGCAATAAGAGTTGCAGTAATGCTCCTATTGGAAATCGTGCATCGGTCTTCTCCAATAGTGTAGCCAGACGCAAGAGTAATCGCAGTTACTCCGCCTGCCCGCGTTGATGATGAATCGTCTTCTTTTAAAAGGTCAATTCTCCACCACCCTGTTGATGAAGACGAAATATCATTTGCTCTGGCGTGCCGCCCAACGTCATCATAGTCAAAGACGTTAGAGTATGGCGACAACAAACGCGGTCCTCCAACTCCCCCATCATAACCTATGTAATAATAAGTTCCCGCTGGCTGCTCATACACTTTCTGAGGCTCAATTGTTACTTCAGTTCCGCTTGTGTATTCTGTAATTCTTCCGAGTCCCCACACTCCATTTCCGTTAGAATACTCAATATATTTGCCAACGTCCCCAGAGACGAAAATGTCATTGTTACTAGTAACCGTGGCAGTATCCGACACCTTGCCCACGTCAGCAGTTCCTCCAGAGGTGTATGCGGTATAGCCAGTGGAGTCAATGCCGTCCAGTGAAAACGTGGTGGTTGAGACAACAGTGATCGTATAGCCTGCGTCATTTACCTCTGTCATGCCGCCGACATCGTATAACCTGACGATGTCTCCAGTTTCAAGGCCGTGTGCGGACGAAGTTGTGACAACCGCAGGATTGGCTTGAGTAATCCCGCTCACTGTCAAAAGTGTGGCAAGCCTAAACGACGTGTCCCCAGAGTTAATGCTGAGATACGGCCCCTTTTCGCCATCGAATGTAGACACTGTCCATGTGGTGTCGGCGGTTCGCGTGATCTTCCTCGGCTCGTAATCTGGGTGTGCAACATAGAGAACATCCGCACTCTGAGTGAAATACAGGTCGTCAAGATCGGCAGTCGCCCAAGGGGTTGTGAATTCGTAGACAAGGTCCGCGTCTCCACCAGACGAGTAGGCGGTGTGGCTAGTCGAATCTTCACCAAGAAGCTCAAAGGTGTTAGTCGTTTTGTTAGCAACCTCAAACCTGCGCCCGTTGAGTTCCGTCATCCCGACGATTCCGCTGATTACGACATGGTCCCCGTTGGACAGGCTGTGTCCAGTCGCAGTGACAACAGCAGGATTGGCCTGCGTCACTCCGCTGATGGTTTCATTCGTGGACGTGACAACCCCGCTCTGCTTGTAAACGCGGGCGTAGAGGTTGCCCAACTCAAGGATGTATGCCTGAGTCGTGGAGAACTCAAACTCAACCAATCTCACTTTTGCAGAACTTGAATTCCAACCGACGATGTCAGTGTCCTTAGTTTCAAGGATCATCTGCGTCCCAGAGCGGCGAAACGCGCCGCCTTGCGGCTTGACGATGAAGTTCTCCAACTTCTCCGCGCCGTTGAAATACTTCTGGATGTCCTCGCGAGCGCGCAGCAGCGGCGAAAGCTCGCCTGCTGTAAAGTTTGTTTGGAGTGTGTGTGAGCGTCCCATTAGGTCAGGCCACGCACTGTGTCAACGCCGCCACTGCGGGCATCTTCCAGCGCAAAGCTGGTTGCGCTTAGTCCGGCAATCTGACCGGAGTCGGCGTGTCTCGCCTTCGCCAGGGCTTTTTCAAAGTCGTTCCAAAGGCGCTCCTTCTCCCTGCGCCCAGTGTTGCCCTGAATCAATGCCATGCACATCCACCAAGCGAGGTAGATTGCAAGTGCGTTTGCCGCCAATGGCGGAATGTCTGACACCGACACATCGTTCTGGATGTAGCGGATGTAGAGGGTGTCAGAGTTGGAAAGTATGGTGCGTCCCTCGATCTTGTAGTCGTCGTAGGGCTGCGTGCCCTGCCCCGGAGGAAACACGTAAATCGCATCTGATGGGAATGCGTGCTCGTAGGTGTAATTGTGGTCGGGCGTGTTTGCCGTAGGCGAGGTCGTTGTCCTGGTCGTGGCAAACGTCCACGGGTGCATACATAGGAACGCCTCAAGGCAAACGTCCCAGCCTGCGCGAACAGCGCGGCCAGAGGCAGTCTCAGCCTCGATCCGCGTAATGGTAGGAGCCCCGAGATTCATCAGGGCCAAATTGCTGATCGTGACTTGAGTTGCCATAGAAAAGCCCTGCCGGGGCTGTTATGCCCCGGCAGGGGATTGAGTGTTACGAAATGTCAACGTAACCGTCGATGTCCTTGTCGGAAGCAGGCGCGTTGGTGCTGACAGTGTCCTCATGGGTCATTGTCAGGTAGCAGTCCTTCACCAACTCGTAGCCGGGATTGTCTTCCTGCAAGACGCCGAACTCAGCTTCGCCAGCGGCCGCAACAGCAACCTGCGCCGTGGTGAAAAAGTCGGGGTCATCGGAATTGGTCCCGTCGTACGTGCCGTCGCCGTCCGCTCCTTCAAGGCCGAAGTCAACGACCTGGTTGGAGCCAATCGCCTCAAAGAACAACTTTCCGCCCCAGATGCGCGTCCCTTTCGGGAGCAGCACCAAGCGAATGGTGTCCAATTCAGCAATTGCGCTGGTCGGGTCATCGGTCGTGTTGTAGGTCCACGACTCGCGGCGAAGCGCGTCCGCACGATTCCGCTCCTTCGGCCCGTAATTCGGGGCGACAAAAGCGGCCAACTGTTCAGAATTGTAAGTAGCCATCTGTCAGTCCTTTCTCGTTTAGGATTCGGTGCATTGAATTTCCACGACCTTCTCCTCATACATGCGGGTCGCGCCGAAGGTGGCGCGTGCATACACTTGGATGGCGTTGCTCATGTCATTCCGAACGCTGATGTCCGTCTCGATGTCGATGCCGACACCCAAGAGCAGACCGCTACGCGACCAGGCAATGCAGGAGCGGGTAGAGCCCGAAATGTCAATCAGCTCAGTCCGAATGAACGTGAAGCCGAGGAACGTATTCACTTCGCCCTGAACCAACGCCTTGACGGAGTTGTAGTCAGTGCTAGTGACCTCAGTCGTGCCCAGCAGATCATCGATCTGTTGGGCCGTGCAGGCGATGAAGCGGGGCTCATCACCAACCTCGTTGGAGTCGAGGATCTTCTTTGCTGCCCGAAGCTTGGCAACGGTCATTCCAGCCGAACCGTGCGCGATCTGTTGAGTCGCGGTCGGGAACGTGGTGGAAGTTCCGCCAGTCTCGCCCTCATAGGCCGTTCCGAAGGCAGCCGAGATGACTTGATTGTCCATCTCGCGTCCGAGCGAGTAAATCGCATTCTGGACGTAGGCCGATTCAGGGTTGGCCGTAGCGCGGATGACATCCTGTTTGTCGATCATGTCGGCAAAGTGGAAGTCGCGCATATCAACACGCCGACGAACGTGCGGGGTGTCAATCTGCGGGGTGGGCGCGTGGCGGGAGGTTTTCTCAACAGCGGAAACGCTGTTGACCCGGTCGAAGTAACCATACTTCGCATTTACAGACTCAACACGAACCGCTGGGCGCAATCGGGAGCCCTGCTGTTGCAGGCCGATCTCCAGCATGTCGTGGTAAGACTGCTTAAAGGAGGTGCTAATTTCTGAAGACATTGTAGGTAGCCTTTCTCTTGCAATCGTTTCGGATCGGTTGAGCTACCCACAAATGCGGACTCTCCCATAACAGCTTTTCTCCGCTGCTGGAAGGCGGGGCTTTCCCCGCTGTCACTGGGCTCGACGTGTCAAGTTGTCCAGATATGATGATGCGTAACAAGTATTCAGGAATTGGTCAAGCAACAAAAATGCCCCGCCTCGGTAAAAACAAAGAAAACCCGAGGCGGGGCAAGGGAGAAGGGGCTCCCTAATCCTTGTAAGCGAGGCGATACAGGTTCTCGTTCTCGGCTCGCAACGCCTTTGCCGCAACTTGCTCGTCCTCGCGCAGGTTGTAAAGCGGCGTGGTCAAAAGTCGCACCTTTTCACGGTCTTGTCGATTCTGTTCAAGTTGCAACTTGGCGCGAGCCTGCGGACTCACAGAGGGCGCGCCAGATGAACCTCCAACGACATCCTCCTTGAACTCCTCGCCGACGTTGGCGATGAACTTCACAAGGGCGGGGTTGTTACCGAACTCAGAATTATTCAGCAACTCGAAAAACGCATCGTCACCAAATTTGCTCGCAATACCCTTAACCAACTCCATCTGAGTGTCGTAGTTGTCGCCCCACTCGGCTTTCAGCGCGGCGGTCGCCTCTTCGGCAAATTGCGCCTTGCTGCTCTGCGTGGCTTGATCCTGCTCAATTTGACGGGTGATGTAGTCCTTCAGAAGCTGCTTGCCAGCCTTGTCGGAGATGCCCAGCTTGTGGAACTGGTCAGTCGCCCACTTGACTTGATCCTGGTCAAGCTCCACGCCTTCGGGCAGTTCCAGCCCTTCGGCGTAGGCTTCAGCCTTCTCGGGCCTGCCCAGTTTAGAGTAGAACTTGTCGTAGTCCTCGTCCTTCCAGTCGTCTTGAGGCAGATCCACTCGGGGCTTACCGAGCATCTTGTTCAGTTCAACGTGGCTCTTGAGAAGCCCACCCATGTCCTTGTAGGACGAGAACACCGCATTGTCGCGGTATTCCTCGGGCAGTGTCTCAACAAATGGTGTGTCGTTGTCGTCGCTCATTGGGTTTCTTCCTGTTGGTGGGTTTTCAGCATTTCAAGTATGGCCGCTTCGTCCTTGTTGCAGAGCGCGAGGATGTCCAGCGCAAGACTGCGCCGACCCTCGTTGAACTCTGTCAAGCCCCTGGTATCCATCGAAGGTTGGAACACAAAGCCCATCTTAGCGATGTGTTGCAGCACTTCTTGCCCCTCCGGGGTTTTGAATACAGCCTGGAACGAGCGGTTTTTGCCGAGAGTCTTATTGATCAACTGCTGCCAGTTCATCAGTCGCCTTCGGCTTTACGGCTCCTTCGGGGTAGGGAATCAGCACCTGATAAGGGCCTTCGACTTTGTTAACGGGATACTCCGAGCGCAAAATAGCGCGGTCCATCTCCTTCGCGTTGGCAAATGGCCCGATAACGACAGTATTCCCCGAGGGGTTGGC